AGCAGATTGATTACTTAACAGTCTTTGTTGATGTTGTTGTCCTCTTAATATTTCTGATTGTTGTCTTCTATCCAAATTTGACATATCCATAGCTAAGAAACTTTGAGCGTTCTGTGCAGCTAGTCTGGTATTAGAATCTAATTGAGCTACATCTAATTGTGCCATTGACGCAGCGTTTTGTAAAGTAGCCTTCTGTTCATTATCAGTATCAGTAAGTGTTACAGTCTGTAAAAATTTCTTATTAGATAATTCTCTTTGAACATCAGAACTAAACTGAGCTAAGTCTAAATCAAATACATTATCAGCATTAGATATAGCTGTCTGTGTTCCTAATTGTGCATCTAAACGTGAAGCCTGTGCTTCGATATCTCTTTGTTGTAAAACACTCTCTTTAATAGATGTTGCATTTGACTGTGCCATAGGCATAGCTGTTTGTACAATAGCATTAAATAAAGCATCTCTACCAACTGTAGAAACATCTAGTCCTCTCTCTGCCATAATCTGATTAACAGCAGCCACAGCAGGATTTGCCCATTGTGGAATATTACCATCTTGAAGACCTGATAATAAATTATCCAGTTGTGTACTTACTAAAGCTTCGTTAGGTAATCCTTCTACCATACCTCGTTCTGCTTCAGTAAAGTCCATTAAACGAGCTTCTAAGTCTGCAGGATTATTGCCAAGCTCTGCTATCATTTCTTCAGATAAACCTGCTCGTCTTAATTGTTTCTTAGCTCGTAGAACTTTAGGTAAGTTTGTACCAGTAACACTAACAGCAGTTGCTATAGCTTCAGGTCTAAACGTACCAACAACTCTATCAGCTAATGCACCAGCAGCTTGTTGAGTATCTACATCTACGCCAGTGGCAGCTAAAGTCATAGCTTGTGTTTGCATATTAGCTACTGCCTGAGGGCTTACATTACCAGTTACATCGTCTATAATAGGAGCTTCAGCTTCAGTAACTTCTTTAGCAGTATAAGTATCTGCTGTTACTTCTCTAGGTGCAGCAGCAGTTACTGCTGTACCAGTTTCAACTTGTTCTCCAACAGTAGGTAATTGAGCTGTTTCTGCGTCAGGTCTATAAGTAGGGTCCATTGTTTCATAAGTACCTGCTTCTCCTTCTGGCACTTTATAGACACCTGTTTCAGGATCAATAACAGCACCTGCAGGTAAACCTTCTCCTCTAGCAGCAGCTTCTAAACCTTCTGCACTTCTAGCATATCTTTCTTGACGTTCTTTTATTTGTTCAGGAGTTAAGCCAGTATCTTGACCAAAACCAATATCAGGTTTTATAAATGTTCCAGAAGTTGAATCCCAAAGATAACCTTTCTCACGTTGTAAATCTATCATTGCTGGAGTTGGTACATGCTTTCCAGCTTCTGCATCCCAAGTCCAATAATCATCACTTTCACCTTCAACAGGTGTAGTAACTATAGAGCTTGATCCAGTTTCTTCCCATCTTGCACGACCTTCTAAAAATTCTATTGCTTCATCTTGAGTTCTAAAAACTAAGTTATGTGATTCTCCCGGAACTCTACTCCAACCTTCATCCGTAAAACCAATCTGACCATTAGTAGGATCAATCCAGAATATATCCATTAAATAGCCAGAAGAACGATCACCTTCTATATTATATAAATTTCTGTTACTATTACCTTCCTCACTCAGCCATTGTCCTAAAGATGAACCTGTGTCATATGGGTCTTTTTCAGGTTCTACTGCTGCAGGTGCAGGTGCAGGAGCTGGTGCAGGTGCAGGAGCTGGTGCAGGTGCAGGAGCTGGTGCAGGTGCAGGAGCTGGTGCAGGTGCAGGAGCTGGTGCAGGTGCAGGATCACGAACTGGGTCCCATAAAGGATGCCCCGGTCCGAAAGGTATTGGTGGTGGTAGTGTATCTATAGGTGGTGGAGCTACTGGAGGTGGTGGAGCCACAGGTGGTCTTTCAACTGTTTCAGGACCAGTAGTAAGAGCTGTGGTTGGTGTTGTACCACCACTAGAAACTATAGGAGCTGTAGGAGCTGCTGGTTGTTGAGATAAAAAAGTAGAACCCGGCATTCTTGCTTCCTGTTCTTGTGCAGCTTTAAGATGTCTTTGGTATCCTTCAGGGTCTGCTGCTACAGCTTTAGGGTCTACACCCGGTGGGAGTGTAGGAGCTGGTGTAGTAGGAGCAGTAGGCTGAGTTTGAGTAGGTCTAGGTTTTCTTCTTTGAGCTTGTTGCTTTAACTCTTCTTCTTCTGCTCGACCTCTTGGTCCACCACGTTGTAAAGCCACACGACCACCCTTACGCATGTCTAAACGTGCAGTACTATCTTTACGAGAGCGTAGTTTTTTATTCTTTCTAGCTATTTTTTTATTTTTACTATTTCTTGCCATATTACTTCGCCTCGAAAAGTCTATCTAACTTCTCTTCAATCTTGTCTAGAATGGCAAACACTCTTTCCATATCGCTTTCTAGTTCTGTTTTGGTTACATAGTCTTTTGCCATCTCTTCTCTTGTTTTGTTTAATAGTATATCTACCCTTTTAGTCTCTGAAGCATTACTACGTATAGTGTACAACAGTGGTGCTACCACCAAAGTTAATAGGATATTCCAGACTATATAAGGGGATAACTCCATTTAATTATCTCCCTTATATTATTCTGTAGGTACTACAAAATCATTATCTGGTGTGCAAACTTCAGGTGGATTCGTTATTACTGAATCATACTGACTATCAAATATATCATCCCATTGACTGATCGGACATAAAGCTAAAAGGTCAGCGAGTGACCAAGCAGTTTTGTCTAACTCAGTAAAATTGGTAGTACCATCATCATCTTCAGCATGAACAGTTTCGCTAAAACTACTTTCATAGTAATCAGCCGTACCTTCAGTGCCTTGTGTGTATACCACCTGTAATTCCCAGCGTTCTACTTCATCACTGGTATTTTCATAAGGTATCGCACCTGTTAATGTTTTAGTTATTGCCATTTTTTACTCCTTATTATTAAGTTGTTTTTCTAAATCTTCGACTTTTGCCGAGAGTTCTTTTATTGCATTGATGAGAGGTGTTATAAACATTTCTCTGGATACTGATTGTCCATCTACAGTTTCATCCCACCCATTAAAAGTTGTATTACCTACTTTGTTCATAGCTTCTTTAACATCTTGTGCTAAAAGTCCATGAATTAAAGTTTCTGTGTCTTTTTCGCCTTTATTTAAACGAGTTGCTTGAAACTCAGGATCAACTTCTGCTTGTGGTTTCCAATTAAATGTAACTGGATTTAATTCATTGATAAAAGCAAGACCTAAAGTATCATCATTAATATTCTTTTTTAATCTTTTATCAGATGTTTGAGTCCATGTATTATTAGAAGTAAAGTCATTATAAACATGCCCTCCACTTGATCCTATATGTGTTCTATCGTTTGCCGTTCCAGTAAGAGAAAAACCTATAACATTTTGAGTGTTTGCTCCAGAAGCAGAAGGATCAGTTCCATAGCCTATACAGATGTTATGACCTCCAGTGGTTACAACATCTCCTGCGGAATGACCCAAATTAACATTATAATTACCTGTTGTGGTGTTTCTTCCAGCACCAATACCAACAGAAACACTCTCTGTACCTGACGTTAAGTTTTCCAAAGCACTCCAGCCTACTGCTACGTTAGATACAGTCGAATTTTGATTTTTTAAAGCATAATAACCAATAGCTACACTGTTTGCACCTGCTGTATTTGTTGACAGTGCATAAGTACCAATCGCTGTATTACTAGCACCAGTAGTTATTGCTGCTCCTGCGGCTATTCCCACAGCCGTATTACTTAGAGCTGATGTTAGTGAATCCAAACAATAAGCACCAACAGCAGTATTGTTGCCATAAGTGGCTAATGTTAAAGCGTTATAACCAACTGCTGTATTATTATTAGCAGTTACATTTGCTGCTAAAGCACTCTTACCAACGGCTACGTTGGCTGTACCTGTCGTGTTTGCTCCTAAAGCTGCATAACCCATTGCTGTATTATTATCTGCTGTGGTATTAGCGTCTAAAGCTAAAGTACCAACAGCAACATTAGAAGCACCAGTGGTGTTTGATAATAAAGCATTTTTACCAACGGCTGTGTTATTAGAAGCTGTGCTATTGCTATATAAAGTATTATTACCATAGGCTGTATTGCTAGCACCAGTGGTATTTACTCTCAAAGCATCTCTACCAATAGCAGTATTATCATTTGCAGTTGTATTAGCACCTAAAGCATTAAAACCGATTGCTGTATTATAATCACCAGTTGTATTAGCGTCTAAAGCTGTAGAACCCACAGCTACATTACCTGTACCTGTCGTGTTTGCTGTTAAAGCAATATTACCCACAGCCGTATTACCATCTGCTGTCGTATTGGCATCTAAACATTGATAACCAAGTGCTGTATTACCAGCACCTGTCGTGTTTGCATATAAAGCCTGAGAACCTATACCAGTGTTGTTTGATCCTGTGGTATTTGCATACATAGCCTGAGAACCTATACCAGTGTTCTCTGTACCACTTGTATTTGAGGTTAATGCAACATGACCCATAGCAGTATTATAATTTGCTGTGGTAGCAGCATCTAAGGCTTGTACACCGATTGCTGTATTTCCAGTACCTGTCGTATTAACTAATAAAGAGTTCATACCAACTGCTGTGTTATTTGATGCTGTTGTATTATCTCTTAATGCATTAACTCCTAAAGCAGTATTTAAACCACCAGTAGTATTTGCTCCTAAAGCATCAACACCTATAGCAGTATTATCTTCTCCTGTTGTATTAGCATCTAAAGCTTGATAACCCATTACTGTATTTTTATCACCAGTAGTTAAAGCTGCAAATACATCAATACCTAAACCAGTATTATAATTTGCTCCACTAATAGTTCCTGTTGTAGCATCTCCCAACATAATTGAACCAGTACCAAAAGTCTTAGCATCTGATAAACCATCTAAATCTGATGCACCACCACTTGCAGCATTTTCCCAAGCTACCCCACTTCCTGTTGAAGTAAGTACTTGTCCATCACTACCTTGTGCTCCACCAACTGTTAAATTATCTGTTTCTAGTGTTCCATCAACATCTACATTTCCAGATATATCTAAAGACCCTGCATCTAATTCACCTGCAATAGTTAATAAACCACTTGAAGGATTATAGGTAAATCCAGTATCTGTTTCAGCTCCTTGAGAACCTGTTGCACCATCTACGAATACAGGATATACAGTTTCATCTGTTGAGTTATTAGCACTAACTGTTACACTAGTTGCTAAGTCTGCTGTACCTGTAACATCTCCTGTTAATGGACCTGCAAAGGCATCTGATGTTACTGTACCATCAAAGAACGCATCTTTGAACTCCAAAGAACTTGTACCTAAGTCTATTTCATTATCTGTTACTGGATATAATGCACTAGATGTTAATGTTAATCTAGCTGCGTTGTCTGCTTTGAAATCAATTTCATTTGCTGTTCCAAAGTCAATAGCAGTTTGAGAATCTTCTCCTAAGATTAAATCTGTAGCATATATTGAAGTTATACCTGTTTGAGCTGCGTCTACAGCAAGATCAACTGTATTATCTCCATCTTGATATGTTACTGTAATACCACTTTCAGTATTACTTGAGAACATAGCACCTGCTGTATCAGCTATATATTCTGCTAAAGTTGTACCATCTACAGTAATCGCATCAGCTTCTAATGTTCCGTCAATATCTGCGTTACCTGATACATCTAATGTAGTTAAATCTAACTCTCCTGCTATAGTAACATTACCATCTGCTAAAGTTATTAAGTCTGTATCAGAAGTATGTCCAATAGTTGTTCCATTAATGATAACATTATCAACTGTTAAAGTTGTTAGTGTACCTAAACTTGTTACATTTCCTTGAGCTGCAGTATTTAATGTACCTGCAAAAAGTGTAGAAGTTAATAAACCACTAGAAGGATTGTATGTTAAACCTGTATCACTCTCAGCACCTTGCGATCCTGTAGCTCCGTCAACAAAGATTGGGTATACTGTTTCATCTGTACTATTATTTGCAGAAATTGTAATATTATCTGCTGTTCCTGTTGTATCTTGGTTTAATGTTCCAATAACAAAGTCTAAAGTATTGTCTCCATCTTCGTAAGTAACTGTTATATTAGTTTCAGTATTCGAGCCAACCATAGCACCGACTGTATCGGCTATGTATTCATTTAAAGCAGTTCCATCAACTGTATATGCATCTGCTTCAAGTGTACCATCTATATCGGCATTACCTGAAATATCAAGTGATCCTGCATCTAACTCTCCTGAGATTGTTAGAAGACCACTAGAAGGATTATAAGTTAATCCTGTGTCGCTTTCTGCTCCTTGACTTCCAGTAGCACCATCTACAAAGATTGGATAAACTGTTTCATCTGTGGAGTTATTAGCTGAAATTGTAATGTTATCAGCAGTACCTGTTGTATCTTGATTAAGAGTACCTATAACAAAGTCTAGAGTATTGTCTCCATCTTCATAGGTAACTGTTATGTTTGTCTCGGTGTTAGAGCTTACCATTGCTCCAACTGTGTCAGCTATATATTCGTTAAGAGCTGTTCCGTCTACTGTATAAGCATCGGCTTCAAGAGTTCCATCTATGTCTGCATTACCACTAATATCTAATGTGGCTGCGTCTAGTTCTCCTGATATAGTGATGTTAGTACCACCAGTTATAGCACCATCCATTGCGACAGCACCATTAATATCTATAGTAGTAGCAGTAAGTTCAATCTCTGTATCAGATACTAAGTCTAGTACACCATCAGCAGATTGATAAATATAAGTACCTGAATCACCGAATTGTAATTGGTCGGTACTTGAAAGAAGTAAGCCTGTATCGGCTACGTGAGTTAAGGAAACGTCTTGATCATCGCCAAAGTTTATAACTGCTCCGTCAGCTAGGAAAAGATCACTAAATTCTAAAGCACTTGTACCTAGAGCAGCACCATCAGATGCATCAGGTACGAAAGCTGTAGTAGCTGTTATTGTTGTTCCTTGAAGTGTACTAGAACCTGTGATAGCTCCTGTGACTGCTAGAGTACTTGATAGTGTAGTAGCTCCAGTAACTCCAAAAGTTCCTGCTACTGTACCATTTACATCTACGTCAAGTGTATCAACATGTGCAGTACCATCTATGAAAAGGTCTTTAAATTCTAAAGAACTTGTACCTAAATCTATATCGTTATCTGTTACTGGTGATATAACACCATCAGAAATTCTAATTTGTTCTACTGCTGCTGAAGATACTTCTACAAAGACTCCCCACCTATTATTTGTACTATCGGCAACTATCTTATTTAAAAAGTCTAAATCACCTATTGTAGCTATACTACCACCATGTCCTGCAGTACCATCATGTCTGTGTCCTGTAGACCCAGCAGAACTAGATGAATATGCAAAAGCATTGACTAGTTGGTTGTATTCGTTATTAAATAAAGCTGCTGTGATAGTATCACCATCACTCATTGAACTTTGTCGTGTGTAACTGTATGCCATAATTATTGTCTCCCTGAAGGTACGTAATCTATATATAAACCATTAACTGTATAAGGTGAATTTTGATTATCACTAAATACTCGAAAATAGTTGCTGTGTCCACTTCCTTCTATTATTTGTCTTGTTATTGGATCAGAAGCTGCACCAAACTTATGTGCTGCTGTTGCACCAAAAACTGCTGTACCAAATAATGAAGGTTTAGGTATTGATAATGAATAATCCGTTGGTTGTGGACTATCTAAATCATCGAAATTATATCTAATTCTTAAACTTGTATCAACTGTTCCTTCTGGAGTAATTGATAATTTTGCATATTTTAAAGTTTTAAGAGTTCCTAAATCTCCATAATCTAAATCTGGAGTCTGGTACTTAGCTATAATATTACTAGCAGTATTACCAGAATCTAAGAAATTATCTCCTGTATCGTGATTAAAAACTCTTCCTGCATAATCTCCATGATAATGCTTTTCAACTCCACTATAATTAAAGCCTGAAGCTGCTGCAGCACTTGCATCTATACCTACAGTTTCAGACCATTGAAATTGGGTAAATCCTTGTTCGTTTGTTTTAAGTGTACCTATTATGCCTCTTGAAGACCCTCCTGTAGCATCACTCCCATAATATAAGCGATATTGAGATTTATCTCTAATAACAATAGTGCTTATAGTATAAGTTCCTATATTATCGGCAATGTCTTTAATTACAGGCTGTATAGATCGACTAACTGTACCTAACTCAACGTCACCAATTCTTACTGTACCAGCTAGTGTTCTTATTCCATCTGGTGCTAAGAATACTAAGTCACCACCAATTTCCTGAATACTCTTTCCGTCTAAACAACCTATGTTCTTTGTAATTGGTGCTACTGCTATGGAAGCAGCAACATTTATATTACTTAATTTCCAAATACTATTTCGACAGAAGATTATTAAGTCTTCCCTAAAGCTTTTAAGTCCTACTACTTGATCATCAAGTTTAATGCTTCCTGATCCACTTGATGTAAAATCATCTATATCATTTGTTCCACTATAATATATAGTATTAGGTGTTGTTGATGCTCCTCCTACAACTAAATGCTTATCGTGCATTACACAAAACTTAGGATACTCTGTACTGCTTACTGTAATTGTTTTAGCAAAAAAAGTACGATTACTTAATGCTGAATCAGTACCTGTCATCTTAAAATAAAAAGGTAAAACACCAGAACCTTCATCAGTAATAACTACTTCTCCATAAGTTGTATCACCTTCGTAGGTTGCAAAATGTGCTAAACCTTGTGAAGTTCTAGCTACAGCACTACGACCTGTAAAGGTACTATAGTTATCTCCTCCACCTGCAACACTACCCATATTAATTTGTAGCCAACTTTCTCCATCTTGGCTAAAATAAATATTAGTACTTGTACAAGCTATTACACCATCTGCATAAACGTGTAAGCCTAGTATATCATTATCTGTACTAGGATTAGCTGCACTATCACCACCCAAAATAGAATAACCATTTATTCTACGATAGCCTCCAGCTATATCAACTTCAAAGTTTTCTAAT